ACAATGGGCGTGCTTATGGGTTGTGTGGCGCGGTTCACGTGGGGTTAACTTGACTGCCGGAGAATGTTGGTGCATTATTAATACATGAATAAGGCAACACCTACCGGCTGGACAAAGAGATACGACGGCGCATGGGAGACAATGATTGACGGCACAACATATTTGATTGACCGAGATGGCGACATGTATTATGCATATCGCTCACTTGGGTGGGAACAGGTAGATGCTGCATCCTCACTCATTGAGGCAATGGTTAAGGCAGAGAGGTATTGATTATACCCGAGTTTAGTACACTTTCAGACATTTTCGGTCGTAGCGCATGGCCTATGATCAAAGAGATGAATGAAGTCGTAGTGTTCAATGTTGACGCGGACGACAGGTCGTGTTGCATGCTTCTCAACGGTCGAGAGTACAAGGTTAAGAGGGGCCATCATCGCCGATGGCACGTGGTGACTACCGGATATTGGCGGACCTTTGGGTCTCAGTGGGAATTGTTGGCTTGGATTGGTGATCAGATATGAAGCGGCGAGCACACCATGCGCCGGTTGAGGATGCTAAGTTGTTGACTTTTGGAAGGTTTCGAATTTTCTTTCATTGTGTTTATGCCGAGGATATCATGTTGGTTATTATAAGGATACTGGCCGGATTCATTATTGGAAACAGGGCACGAAAGAGTATCACATAATCGCAATTACAAACATTATTGATTCACAAACGGGCTTAGATGTGGGAGTATTTGATGGCTAGTTTTCATAATATTATTTTGGAACGTGCAGGTGATTCCCGATGGTATATCAAACACACAGATATATCCATCACTCTTGAACAAATGATCGCATTTGCCAAAACTGTTAGATCTTGAAATATTAGGGTAATGACATGCAGATTTATTTAGACGATTCAATTAACTCATTTGAGGACTACACCGCCAGATATCGCGAACTCGCTGCGCTTAAAGCACGTGCTACAACCACCTACATTAGCGTTGACGATAGGACTCTTAAACGATGCATACAGAATTACAACCCGTTTGCCTCACATGAAGATGAAGAAGAATTTGAACACGCGATGCGATCGGCGCTGACCTTACCATGAAGTCAATTAATTCTATTAAGCGAGAATTAAGATCATACGGAATGCGTGAAGCATATACAGCAGGCGGAGCAAACATCATCTACTGTGGCCCTATTGCTGTTCGCCTAATTAACGACTACGCATTTGAGACATGGGAGCCCACAGACACATCGAGCGGGACAGTGCAATACTTTAACTCCATTGAAGAGAAAAACAATGCACTATCAGATCTTTGTCTCGAGGCACTAGGAGTGATTTAATGTACCAGTTTGATAGATGGGCAGAATATTTACAACTTCAAAAACAACAGCCATCTTTTACGGTTACCGTCAACGAACATTCGATTCTCATGAACAGCCAGGATTACCGCCTTAATGTATATGGGTGGCCAGATAATCGAGTGACGTTTTCTGACAAATTATCGGGCATAAACTGGATTCGTCGATACGGACCTAAGCGCGGCAGAGAATGCTCAAAACTATGGCTTAAAACTCTAGAGGAACTAGGATTTGACACAACGGCAGTGAAACACTGGCCTGAATCGAGGAGTGAATAATGGCTGTCTCATACAAGAAAGTTTGCGTTGAGTTACTTGAGGCTATCAGCACTTTTAGTGAAGACGACTCAGTGAAGATTAATTCGAAATTCGTCGCCGGCACATCATGTGTTTACGACAAGTTGAAGGTCGAGTTTTCAACGCCCGAGGGCGAGCACACGATCGAGAAGACCCCGCAGGGCTGGGAACACACGGTGGTAAAAGTCAGGTCCGGAAGCGAGATCACGGATGTGATTTGAATACAGATATCCCCCGGAGTGGCTGGAGGCTCCGGGGGATATCTGTGTCTTGGGTTAGGGGCGCTTGGCGTTTCGCCTGAATCGCTCCCAGGCGGCTTGGGACACGGGGCCCCAGATGCCGTCGTCCTCGACTCCGAGTGCTCGCTGGATTGCGGCGATTACTCGGTCGTGTGCGGCGTCGCTAGCGTCTCCCCAAACACCGTCGGGATTGGTTCCGACGACGGATTGTGTGTACTGGATTCCGTAGGGGAAGTGCCTCCCTGCCCATCCGCTGGCAGCGACGACGGCGTAGAGTCGCTTCTCGGTGTCGGGTCCCAGGATGTTGTCTGGGGTGGCGCCGATTGCGGTTTGGATTCCGGTGATGTTGCTGGATCCGTCACTGGCGCGGGAGACGGCGTAGTCGTCTACGAGGCGAATGCCGTACCGAACATCGTTGATGTTGCGCTCCCGGCGCGCGACAACACCGCCATTGTCTTGTGGTCCTCCTGTGCCCCAGGTGGTGTTTCCGTCGACGGTGTAGAGGACTCCAGCGGAGTTGGGTGGGACGTCTACGATTCCGATGTGCTGGGCGATTCCAGCACCGTCGAAGTCGAAGGTGACGGCGTCTCCGGGGCGGACGTCCCACTTGTCGATGAGGACGCCGCGAGATCGGGCTTCAGCCTCGCGTCCGGGGACGTAGGCGGAGCGCCATGCGATGCCGACGGTGGAGAGGACCCAGGAGACGAACATGTCGCAGTAGGGGACGCCGCTGGCTGCGAACATGTCGTTTCCAACGGTGCGGGCGTACCATCGTCCGTACTTGGTTCCGTTCTCTTTGTCAGCCCATCGGCTGTAGCCGATTTCGCCTTTTGCGACGCGGATGATGTCTGCTCGTGTTGCCATTACTTGTCTCCTACTCGGGGGACGTTGTAGGCGGCGACGCCGAAGAATCCTGCGGTAATGAAGTTGATTGCGTCGATGTAGGATCCGTCGATTACGCGCATGGCACTGAGCGATACAAGGATTCCGAAGCATGCGCAGTATGCGTAGAAGCGGACCTTGGGGTCAATGCCCTTGGAGGGGGCTTCGTGCTCACCCATTATCTTTCTCCCTAAGGTAGGAAAGGATTTCTTTCAACTGGCGATTCTGAACGTCTATTGTAGACCCGCCATGATTTGGTTTGACGTGGTACTGCACGTCCTTGAGTTTATCTTCGATATCATCTAGTCGAGCCACAACACCTGGCTTATCAGGAGTTCCCTCCCACGCCGTGAGCATCACGGAAAGATGATCCAAAAATCGGGTAAACCGGTAGACGAACTTTCCAATAACCGTCATTAGAGTTATAACCCCAATTATCAGGGCTACATCTAGCGTCTGAGGTAGATTAATCATCGGACAAAGATTTCTGCGAACATATTACGGGTCTCTGGCGAGTCAGAGAAAAGTCGCCCCTTTCGATATGTGCTCCGCATGATGGATAGCACTTTGTCACCATACATGAGCAACCTCTCCCCTTCTCGCAAGTCTGTGACCTTATAGGCCCATCTTACACGATCGCCACGGGGCTGGCGACGCTGCGCGAACCACGTGGGGCCGTCGATCCAGATGGAGACCTCCCCGTCAGGGCAGCGGAGCGAGAAAGCGTATTTCGCTTTACCTGATTTCTTCATGACGAAGTCGTCATAGTTGTCTGCGAACTTGTTGCTGATAGCGTACTCAGCATAGTCCTCAGCATAGTTTGTAATGAATGACCCGAATCGGGTGTGTGCTACTTCTGACTGAAATTGTTCACTGTCGACAAAGTCGGTGACAATAAAGCCGTCAGCATGGCGGGAGATGCCCTCAACAGGTTCAATATGAAAGCGGATGAAGTAGGGGTTCATGATGGACACAGAGTTTGAGAGCATGAGACACCGAACTCTGTCCTGATAGCGGTCTACCGTCGAGTAGAAATCCATGAACACCTTCGCCTCATCGGGCAAGTATCTCAGAGATCCCTTGTCGATGATGAACTCATCAAAGATGATTGTGTAGACATTGGGATAGGCGATCGACTTGTTTGCCTGCGCCGTAGACAGGGGAATGAAGTAGCCAATCGTCTCCCACTTCTTACCCACCTTGCGTTGGGCGAACTGTCCTTCAACGCGGAACTCTTCGTCAGGAAACTCTGACTGAATGTCGGCAAAGAAACTGTTTCTACCCTTGAGTTCAGTCTTGTAGCGTCGCAGGTAGATGAATTGCTGGCCCTTGTTGATCGCATTCTTGATAACGATTTTCTTAGCGCCATAGGTCTTACCCAGGCCGCGAGCACCCATAATCATGTTGAAGACGCCCGCGTATGAGAGCACCTTCGAGAACGAATAGTAACTGAATTTCTTTTTCAATCGTGTCTCCTCACCGTCCACCACCGAGTGCCGGCAAGGCGATCGATGCTAGTGATTACGGGTCCATAATAAGGGTTTCCTCCGTGCCCAATCAAACGATTGGAGTCTACAACCATTTCTACGTGATCGGTCTCGGGATAGTAGGATCCTGTTGATCGCCACGCCATGACGATCATGTCACCAGGTCTCAGCATGGCACGCTGCGCGGCTGTCATGGCACCGCTACCGCGGGGCATGACCTCTCTTCCTCGGTTGTACTGGTCGCCTGTCCACGTGCCTACGAAAGTGCCGCTGGTGTCCTTGTAGGCCCTGTAGATCGTGGATGAACAGTCACCGAAACCCGAGTTATCGGGATCCAGACGGCCCGGCGCCTGGCGGTACCCGAATTTCCCGATGCGCGACATCATCCACTTCAGAGCCTTCGCCCCCTTGGATCCGTCACCTCCCCCACCAGGGTTATCACCACCGGGATTGGGTGCAGCCGCACTTCCCTCATTGAACCCGAGTGCATGGGCATTGTTCCATGCACCCGAGACGATTTCCTGAACCTTGGCCTCCGAATTACCCATATCCATTTTCCAGAGATTGATGCCCACCGGGGTTCCTACTGAGGTTCCGAAGCGCGTACGTAGCCATACCAGGTTTGAGTTGTCAAGCAGCAGGTATCCAACGCCCGGCCCAACAACAAGGCTGGCGAAGTTGGACTGCGACGCCCTACCACCATTGCCGTCGGGTGTAGTAGTGCTGCTGGACCCACTGCTGCCAACGCCGGTAGTGTCTTTTGACTTGATGATGTTGTACGCAGTGTTGTAACGCGTGCTGTATACACCTAGCACGGCGTCTGAGAGGATGGCGGACTTCATTCCATCGAGATTCGTTCCACCAACGCGATTCGCGATTCGCATCGCCCGCTGCGGAGACTGGTGGTAGGCGACAGCCCACAGAATGAATGTCTCAGTGTTGGTGTCAGGGTTGATTCCGTACTTGAGCGCCATATTTCTATACGTGCTGTTGGCGTCAAAGATCAGTTGGTCATCCTGGATGTTACGGTTATTAAGCAGGAACGGCTTGAGCGCGTCACCGAAGTTTCTGGGTAGGTAGTATGTATTCCAGAAAGCGTCATTCTCAGCATGTGCGTTCATGACGTTTCGGAAGTCTTGCGGTAGAGCCCCATAACCTGCAGAATCCACATTTTTCATCTTGTTGATCAGTGCTGCAGCGCGAGTGCCATACCATTGTCCAATCCCTACAGTGATCGGGTCGTTGTAGTTGATTGCAGCATAGTTCATAGACGACTCGACAGTGCCGATCGCCTTGACCCACACCTTTCGCATTGTCTCATCCCAAGCCATTTATCTCCCCTAGATAGACGTCTGCCCCCATTTTACCATGGGGGCAGACGTGCTTGTTAGAAGATGGAATATGATGCGTCAATTGCTAACCGGGTTCCGGCGGGGATGTCCTTCAGGGCAATGACGTTGCCGTTGTGGTTGACGTTCCCTCGGAACGCTGTGGAGTCCTGCCACATCGTCACGTAGAAGTTCGTGTACGGGCGAGCCCAGGCGGGAAGCCTGAACAGGACCTCACCGTTCGTGACGCTGCCCACCTCGAATGTTGCGTGAATGGTGACGTCGTCGCGCTCCCGTCGGCAGACGGCGTAGAGGAAGTTGTTTTGTCGCACGTTATCGAGATTTGCGAGCCCTGTAATGTCCTCCCAACCGTAATTGACCCAACCGGATCCGCCTCGAAGCCACGCGTCAAACTGCTGCTGAGCGTACTTGTAGCCCGCAGGCGTGAAGTGGACATTCATCTCAGGTGTGAAGAATTTAGCCTCCTGCCCGTTATGGAACCACGAGCGAGACCCTTCACAGACAACCGCCCCGTGCGGGGTGGCGAGTCGCTTGATCGCATTCGTTGTTGAGGCGCAACGACGAGCGATATTGAAGTCATTGTTTGCGTCACACTCGTTGTAAAGTGCAGGAAGGACGATTATGTCCTTACAGTTCGGAAACGCCTCCCTGAGTTTTTGCATGAAGCGCTCAAATGGCTGACTGATATCACGGCCGGTTCGGATGTCGTAGATGAGGTCAATAATGTAACAGCGCCCTGTCAGGTTTCGCTGAAACTCACTGATCTGGGTTGCAGCATTATTGAGCATGGTAAGAAAGTTGTTGTCATCGTTTGAGGTGAACCCTCCACCGTTTGATGCATAGTTGTGGGGGATCTCTCCCTTGCTCCTGCACCACTCATCCCACGTCCCGTTGGCATATCCAGTGAGGATTGCGTTGGATGACCCGAGAATCAGTGTGTGAGGATACTTGCTCACCCTGTTAACAATGCTGTTGGACTCAAGGTCGTTCAGTCGACGGTCGGCGTTCGCCTTGTTGCTGTTAACCGACGAACGCACTGTCGACAACTCATCCAGCACATCCTGCATTCCCTGGCTGCTGGCGACGGCGATCTGTGACCCGTCCTTGGCGGTCGTAGTGAAGAATTTGCCTGAAGGGTGTTTCTCGAATTTCTCGACCAGGAGTGACTTCAAGAATGCGTCGGTCTGTTTGTCGAGTTCCTTCAGGGCGTTCTTGAACGCAGTCTGCTGCGTCTCGAATACGTCGCGATTATCCGCCACGAATTCCTTCACCTTCTGGTTGAAGTCGGCGACGATTCGCTGCTCCTCCTCTCCGAACTCGTTGACGTACTCAACAATATCGGAGATAACCTCACGCAACTTGGAGAGAACTTCATAGTACGTGAGTCCGTCTCCATAGGTGAACGGTGTTACGTTATTAATGTTGACTGTATTGATGAGGTAGTTGGCCTCCTCCATTCTCTTGTAGATCTGTAGCCAGCGGCGAGGCTTGTCAGCAATAGGCATTTTTACTCCTAGTACATTCCGTAGTTGAGGTAGTGGCGAGTGCGGGGCTGCGCATTGTCCCAGATACCCATAAACAGGTCAGACAGTTCTGCGATAACAAAGTCATCCACATTCACGAGAGTGTTTCGATAGCGAGCGATCTGCTCCCCCTTGCCCATATTGTAACCCGTAGAGAGGGAGTGTTGATTGTTTCGGTAGTCGTTGGTCCCGGTACTGCTCGACGTTGATGTCGACGTATTCGTGCTCTTGCCCTTGGTGGACGCGTCACTGATAGACGTCGCATAGTCCCCATCCCCCGCCAAGCGGCTCTGAGGAGTGTCAGACCCTACTGTGCGACCCGTGGAGTTGGTAGTGCCGGATCCGTTGCTGTCCTGCCGGTTCGTCCCACTGTTCTGCGATCGTCCATCCTGAGAGGTCTCATTGACGCGACGCCCGCCGTCCAGTGGATCGTTGTTGAGAAGTTCAGCCTCATACATTCGATTGTATCGAGGCATGATGCGTTCCATCTTCAACTTGAGTCGCCAGATGAAAATATCGGGCGTCTCGTGCGCAATCTCCTGAAGCCAATACTCGCGCTTAATTCGGTCATTAAGGATCTTGCGGTAGTCCTCATTAAAAATAGGGTAGTCATCAAGCCCGATGTGGTCTCCGGTTACTTTAACAACGTCCTTAAGACGCATTGTGAACTGTGCAGGCATTAATCTTCCCCTCCCGCGTCGTAGGTGGTCAGGTTTTGTACTGCTAGGTAGTCCTCCATGTTCGGGGCGGCATTATCATCAACCGCCCACTCACATGAGATCTGCAACCCGAACTTCTCGTTAATCTGCTCGCACGCCAGTTGACGGGGCTTCATGAACGATTCACGCGACGCTAGAACCTGGCCCGAGTTTCCTGCGGCCTCCTCGACAACCATACGCTCACGCTTCTCAGAGTTGACGTTCATGATCCCGAGCATTGTCAGGGCCTCGCCCCAGATCTTGGCCTTGGACTCCATGTGCTTAATGCTGGAGACGGCGCCCGCGCCAGCGTTCTGGTTCAGTGGGAAGACACCGATCATGCTGGCTAGGCTGTCAACAGCCAAGTTCTCGGTTCCCCAAACCACGGGTTCGCCGTCGTAAATCTTGCTAATCAAGTTCTGAACAGTGAGTCGTTGATCCTGAGAACAGGCAACGATCATGGGGTTACGCTCATTCAGTAGATCAATCTCGATAGTGCGATCGATCTGAGCGAGGCGCGCGGCATAGGAAAGCACAACGTCGATCTCAGGCACTCTAATCTGGTTGCCCCAGATACAGACGGACTCACTAGCGGGCACGTCGCGCGAGTAGACACCGTTTCGGGTGACTCGATAGGCAGTAGGATTGTCCTGGATATCCAGGGGTCCAGAGATTGTTGCAGGCATTGCCATGAACATCTCAAAGAATGAGTCGTAGTAGAATACGCTGTACCCATTGTTGAAGATAGTTGTCTCAATGAAGCGCGGATCAATTCCGTTGGGTAGGCCCTCCCAGGTAAACCTAGAAATGCATTTCCCCATCAGCTGGCGCCTGTACATATACTCCAGTGCAGCCTGACGATTCTCGGACGTGGACGGCTTTGCGGCCATCACCTCTCGGTAAACGGTATTCTTAACATAGTCTTTCTTAGGCAACCAAACTCACCTGATTCGTCTTGTCGACCCGATTGTTCCTGATATTGATTGTACCAATCCGCTGCGGTGAGCGCCACAGGGTCACACCCTTTTCGAAAATGCCCCGCACGGTCCCCTTGAAGGTCTCAGGAATGTCTGCTCGCTCCAAGTAGCACTCGGCCAGTTTCCAGTACGTGAACTCAGTCATTAAAGAAAGACGATTGGGCATCTTGATCCACGTGTTCATCGCGTACCCGTAGCGCAGCCAGTAGTCACCAACGCGACGAATGGCCGCGTCGGAGAGCAGCCGCACGCGACAGTCGATCACCAGTCCGTTGGACACCATCGCGGCCACAGTGCCCGCCGTCTGCCCAATAACGGCAGGCGGAATGACCTGCATATCCTGCTGCTGTCCGTTGATGCTGGCGATTGCTGCCTCATAGTCACCGTTAGCGGCGAACTGTGCAAGATCGTAGTTTGTGTCCCGAACGGCGCGCTGCTGCGTCTGAGAGATCTGTGAGGCGCCGCTGGCCAACTGATTCTGGATGTTCGCCGTCGACTGCGCCTGAGAGTTCTGGATCATCGCACTAATACCCGCCGTAGCCGCCTGACCAATGCCCGCGCCCACAGCCTGTCCGTTGAGCCCAATCGCACCTCCAAGGGCTGTCATCCCGCCCTGTACAGCCTGAACAGTGGCCCGCATGTTATTGTAGCGAGACTGTGAGTCGGCCATTGCAGAGTTGCCCCACATCGTGTTCTCAGCACCCGCCTGGGTTGCGGCAATCCCTGCGTTAGCAATGTCGCGAGACGCCACAGCACTGCGCTGAGCGCGACGCTGCTGCCACTTGGCAGAGTTGATCTGCGCAGCAATAGTGTGAGCATTTGACGCTAGATTGTTTAGCCCCGAGTTGTTTAGCACTGAGAAAGTGGGAAGCGATGTGTACCCAGTAACCAGATCCCACTCCTCGCCATACTCATCCTCTTCATGGGTACTTGGACCAACAAGTCGCTTAGAAGCCCACTTGTTGTTGTAGTCCTTGACCGTAAACATTAGTTGAGGGTTAGGCGGCACGACATGCCCGTACTGCAGGAGCCCAATACCGGTAGTCATAAGCGACTCCGGACGAAGTTCCACCGGGTTTCCCGTGTAAGTCGTGAGTTCAAGGATGCAGTAGGGTGCGGTCATGAACTTACGAAGTTCCTGATACGCCTTTGGCAGCATGCTCATGACCTCTTTTCGGAAGTCATGATTAGTCAACGGGAAAGCGCGGTTCACGTAGACGTCGCCAGTACCGACCTTGTACCAACTCACGCTTCCGATTCGCGTCGCATTTGCGGGATTCTTGGATACCACACCCTTTGGCACGATGGTTACGGAGCCGATGCCCTGTGCCACCCACGGGTATGCGGAGAGTGCGGAGAGCCCCTCGAGGTAGTCGTTTCGCGACGTGACCCATACACTGGCTGAGTTGGGGAGTCCCTCGGCCTTTGACCCGTTAGCCATCTTGAAGCGGGGGCTCGCAAGGTTCCCCCACTCTGCTGCAAGGTCGATAGTGCTGGTGATGACGACGTCGTAGTCGCCGTTGAAGACGTCAGCAATCATGCGCCGGTATGAGCGGATGACCTGGTGCTCGCCACCGACGTCGAGGCCTTCGGGCTGGGCGAGCCACTCGCGGCCATTGTCGTTGAAACTGTCGACGGCGGCGACCCCCATGTGCCCGCGCTCAAGATAGCAGCGCCCAAACTTGACGCGCTGATAGTACGTCGACCAGACATCGAGTTGAAGAGTTAGCTGTGTGGTGTTAGGCGCTATGTAGTCCACGCTGGTGATGAAGTAGAAGAAGGCGTGGGGTGTATAGCCCTCAAAATTCTTTGAGTCAATGGGACGGCCGGGGTTCTCAACCATTACATAGTTATACTGGTTCGCCCTAGTAAACGGCGTGGGAATGCGAATCGGTTTGCCTTGGGCAAGGTATGTTAGTTGATTTATCTCGACCTTGTTGACCTTGTTGAATGACTTGACGTACTGATAAGGCGTCCAGCCGTAAGCATCCCAGTCAATAATGTCGCGATAAGTATTGTCAAACGGCACGTTACACATAGTAATAACACTGCCTGCGGACCATACCGAGTAATCAAACGACAGTCCCGCGACGGTCTCTGGCGGGTCACCATAAATCTGTGTCATGTCTCCTCCATTAACAGTAAAGCCCCACCATCCCGGAGGATAGTGGGGCGGTTACTGACTCAGTATATCATACCTGAATCTGGATTGAAATCTCTTTCTTGACAGGCTTAGTGCCGCCAGGGGCAGACTTCGTGTCAACAGAGACCCCGAGCGTCGGATACCCATTCTTCTCATCGGGCCCAATGGTCAGGACGCCGTCGTTAGAGACCTTCGTGGCCTTGCTGGTCACATTCTTGATGTACCAATCAGTGGCGTATCCCTTGTTGGCGGGCGGAGTCTTCCAGACGATCTTCGCCTGCCGGACGGAGCCCGGCTTCATCACACTACTGTGCGTGCCGTCCTGGTTGAGTGTCTGAATCGTGTCGATCTCAGCGTTCGTCTCATCAGCCGGGACAACGATCTTCGTGCTTTCCTTCGTCCCGAACGCAATCGCGGGAGTGAACGGGGAGGCTGAAATCAGTGACCAGTGGTGCAGCCAGTAGTTGTCATAAAGGCCCTCAGGGTTCTGGATGGAACGGTTCTCCAGGAGAACGTCCTTAATCAGTAGGAACTCTCGAGTGGTCAGGATCGCGCTGACGTCCTTGAGCCCAAGGGCCTCATTCGGAACGGTGATGATGTGCGACGGAGCCTCTGCGTCCTGCCGGTTAAACGCGGCGGACAGAGAGGTTACGTCAACGTTAGCCTTGAACTCTGGCGTCGTAATGAGAACAAGATTCTCGGGGCGAGCGAACGAGTGGACCGCCGCCGCATTGTATGCGGGAGTCGGGTAACGCATCTTGTCCGCAGCCACACGAAGCGCCTTAAGGGCAGCATCAGTGTGCGTCTTGTCTGCATCGAAGACGTTCAGGTCTGGAATCTGGATCCTGTGGAACCCGTGCTTCTCATCATAGGTGCGGAACAGGGAGCAGATGGTCAAAAACTCGGACCACTCGTCCGAGGATGCAGCCACCGCCATTGTCTGTGAAAGCATCTCAGACAGCCCCGTATCGCTCAGGAAGGCGCGACGGAGAACATCACGGTTAAAGGTGACCTTGAACTTTTCCTTACGATTAATCGTGTGGAAAGCGGTGTAGGCCGGTGGACGTGCCTGACCGAACACGTCCTTCTCCAAATAATCGCGATTCTCATCGTAAATAGTGGGCTTGATGAAGTCCATGTGCACCTCTTCGATGGTGTCACCGAAATTCATCATGCCGTCCTTGAAAATGGCAAGGGGGTTGCGCCAGGAAATGTCGCGCACAACCGTGGACCCAATCCGGTTAATCAGTGCTGACATGAACTCGTTTCGAGAGATGTTGTCAGACATGATTCCCTGAATGGTTTCCTGAATATTGGCCTTAGTGGCCTCCGGAACCATCTCCTGGTAATCCCTGCGCGCATCCGAACGGATCGCGTTAAGCATATCGACGTTTGAGACGTCATCTCGCAAGCGGGGCATAATTACTTCCTCGTGAATAGATCTGAGATTGACTTAGGCTTCCAGTTCCCGTCAGGAACCTTCGAGTCGGGATTGTCTCCAGATGAGAAAAGACCCGAGAGGCCCGCGAGAGTTTTTCCGGTACTCTTTACGGCATCCGTGTCGATCCCCATTTCCTTAATTGTAGCACTACCCGCATCCTTCAAGGCAGTACCCGCAAGGTTGGCTGCGGCGCCACCAACCTCACCAATGCCATCGGCCACCGCCTTCGCGTCGTCCGCCGTTGACGCCACGGCTGCCTTGACGTCATCCGCAGTCATCTCTTTGCTGGCAGGAACGTCGTCACCGGCAAACGGGTTGCTCGTCTCGCGGTCGGTGGGAGTCAACATCCCCGAGAGGCGACCCTCAAGTTCACCCTGAAGAGCGGTAATCTTGTCTCCGAAAACGCTCGCCAAATGATCCCAGGCAGCCTTTGTGTCCTTAAAAGGGTCCTCATCCTTAACCGGATTAGGGTCCCCACCAGTCATATTTCTGTCGGATGGAGACACGGCCTTATTGTCGCCGTCAGAGTCGCCCGGATCATAAACATGTGACTCGGGCAGGCCAGCGTCCTTCTTCTGCTCGGGTGAAAGGTGTGCCGTATCCCGGTTCATCTGCTGGGCACGTTCCTGCTGATACTTCGGGTCGGCAAGTTTGTCACCTGTAACACCCGTTACTGGTACTCGCGACTTGTCTGGCTTACTCTCAATATTCTTCTTGGTCTGCTCCTGAGTTCGCTTAGCGTCCTCAGCAACATTCCCGGTCCCCTTATATTTGTCGGCCTTCCCCATTTCTTCTCCTAATAGTAAGGTAGGCTAGGAACTTACGTTCCTAGCCTACCATTTTCGCCCAATGCCAGCCAGTGCTACGAAGGCTTGCGAGCCGTTCCGTGTGGGTCCTTATCACCGGATTGCATCCCGCACGGGTTCACAGTCACTTTGCTGACTTGGGAGCCTTCTTGGCGAGATAGTCGATAAGAGCATCGCGAACAATGTCGTCCGCAGGTCGCCGCTCAACCCAGTGCTGCTCATCGATGTCGGAAATGAGAGTCTTGGGGAGACGGAACTTGACAGTTGCCTTGTCGCTAACGGGTCGAGCCATGATGGATCCAGCCTTTCAAACTTTTAGTGTAAATGTGGTGTCCTTGAGGACCACGCCTCCAGGAACCCTTATGGGAATAAGTTTACCACCCCATTGACCGCCAGTCAACATATCGTCCAATGTTAATGTGGAGGCCACCGAGCGGGGCATTCCCGCGATGTGAACATCTAGTTTACCATCAATCTCTTCTGCGTATTGCTTTGCTCGAATGTAAACAGATTTTGTGAAGTTTCCCTCATGCTTCCATGCTCCTAGTTCAACGGGGTCGACCCAAAGAGTCTCTGGCGGTGTAGTTGGTCCTACAAGGTGTAGTGAATCGGTATCCGCGTAGGCGAAAGTTTCGTAATTATCTTGCGCTGCGTTTATCGTCTTGCTCCGAGCGTGTGCTGTAATAAACACTCCCATTGGAGTATATACAGGGTCTCGCGTTTCCATTTCGTTCATCTCTAACGAGACTCGATTATCCTTCAAGACAGGGTGCTTGCCTGTGATATCGGGATTCGTGGCGAATTTTCCGTAAAGACTGTTAAGGTGTAGTTTTGCAATTTGACGTAAACCGCCAGTGCTATTCTTTTTAATTTCCATAAAGTGGTCTACGTATTCATCAAAAAATCCGTGCGAACCCCTGAACTCAAAAGTTCCGTTCCATGAAAGTATCTTTAAGTCGTAATGTTTCTTCCAAAGTTCTATGTCGATGTTTGTCGCGACAACTTCAGTTGGCTCATTAATTTCAGTGAGATATTCAGTGGGATTAAATGTCAAATTCTTTTTAATTTGAATGCAAGGAATATGATTTGGTTTTAACTTAGCCTTAATTGTGATAGATGAAATATAAAGAGGTCTTTGGGTTATAGGGCCTCCCTCAGAATATAATGGATCGCCATAAGGAAGCAGTGAGTTGCGCATGACCGACGGATAAAGCGAATTGACGTCATAAACGCTGCCTTCGCCATTAAGTCTCCTGGAGAAACGAGGGGAAGCATATGTAAACCCTCCGCGATATGCCTTCCGAATTTCAGAGTCTATCTCGGGGGACAGGATAGGGAACCTGCGAATAAACAGTTTGCCCGTCATCTTCTTGTAAGTTGCTAAAGAGTCTGCCCCTGCAGTCAGTTTTGTCATCTTCTCAGCAAACTGAATCTCTAGCGCTTGAGCAACAATAGCGACGTCATTCCTCTGGTAACGCCTCTCCTGTTCTGTAGGGATATAGCCTATCGGCCGGGGCTTCTCATAGTCAATCTCAAGTTTTTGGTCGTGAAGATTGAATGACTTAGCAATTGCTGATACAGACATGGGAAGTTTCTTGAATGAATCACGAAACTCGATCCTGTATCCAGTCTCAAACACAACCGTGATTGAATAAAATTGTCCCATCCGAGAAATGAGTGTTGAAAACTGTTTCACACCAGGATTCTCTTTAGTCCAACTATAACCATGCTTAAGAAGCCAATCTAGAATAAAGATGCCATCAAACTTAAGGTTATGAAAATATATGTATGCGGCTCGTTCTGCAATATGATGTATGAATCCGTCAAGAGAAGTACCGTCAACGTAGTCGGATAGTTTCCCCACCTTGATGATGCCCCATGACCACACTCGGCAGTCCTCTTCTTGAGTAGTTGTCTCAAAGTCGGCACAGTATGAGGGGATCTTCTTGTGACTGCGCTTAACGCTTGGGCCGGCGACGATTGCGGCGCTTGTTGATTGGCGAACCACTAAAATCGTCCTCCGGTCTAATCTTCACTGACTTAATGTCCACAAGTAGAGCAAGTGTCTCAGAATGGGCGTTCTCCACGTCGTCATACCACACGTCCTCATTCGCTCTTCGCTTCTCGAAATAGCCCTCTTTTGCTGCCTCATACATAAGCGATAACTGATTAGCAAAATCGCCGTTAACAGTCCACATAAGCCACAAGACATCATCAGGAATGTCAGTCAAAATATCGTAAAGAGCAGGGTCGCCAATCACGTCAAGCATATCAGCAATCTGTTGCTTGGCTGCCGTAAGTTTCTCGGCCTTTGCTGCCTTCGAAAGATTGTCGAGAATAGAAGTTGTCTTTTCTCGCATGGCTTCGGCGGAATCGAAGTGAATCGTTCGCTTATTTGGGTTCATGCGCTCAAGGGCGTAGTGTGAGCCTCCACCTAAATAAGTCTTACTGGGCCTGAAGTCGCGAATCCAGTCACCAACAGTAATGTCACCCATATAAGGCAATTTCGTTCCACTCACGGCGCGCTCATAGGCTGCTATGTCATCATTATAGCGCTGAACAGCATGCTTATAACGACGAACATCTTTAGCAGAAATGGGATTACCTTTACTGTCAGCAAAATACCAAACACTATCAGAATTATTAAACTCACTAAGACGCTCAAGTTCTCTCGCCGCATTCTTCAATGTCACCTTTCCAATCGCAGATTTACCCAGCGGATCATACTTAGTACCCCGAATATCCGCGCCGTCGCGGCTAATAGCCATCTTATGCATTTTCCGGATCGCGCGATCGCGCTCACCCTGAAGCAAATCGCGCGCCTTATCCAGTTCAGAGCGATGCTTTCTCTTGGCGTCCGCCTTCACTGAACCCATCTTCGCGGGCCCTGAAGACATCTCCCCCAGCGTGTCAGGCAAACCCAAGTTGCCAGACAAATTCAGTCCACCAACAAACTCCCTAACGTCAGCAGCCGTATTGCCAACACGCTTAGCGCCACGCTTAAACGACCTATAATGCTTAGCCCAATGAGACTTAACCATAACAAAACCCCCTGCCCCCTAAGGGGGCAGGGGGCTCCATCATTCTATCCGACTCAACCCAGTGTCACAGTCGTGTACTCACGACCACGACCAGACTTCGCCGAACCAACCTCCACAACCACCGGCTCCGGCCAGATCTTCACGTCGCCCAGAATATCAACCAAGCGCTGAATCTGAGCAGCAACCGTCTGAGACGAAGTCCCATACGCCATGCCGTCCTTGTCAATCACAGTGATCGCCCGGCGCATCTCAACCTCGCCAGTGTCCGAGTCGACCACGTCATCCTCGGTGATCACAATATCCTTGATCTCAATCTTCTTGCCGCGCAGTTCCTTAAACGAAGCGGCGGAGTTCCGCGCAGTGAAAAAGGCTTTCTTGCCAGCAAAGTCGTCAGAAAGAGAAGAGTAAACAACAGCCATGATCATTTCCTTTCGTGTATGGCTCAATTTCTGTTCAGCGGTCTGGTATTACCCGTCCAGCCGGGAATCTATTAAAAGAGTGTCATTTGGCGGTCATCTTCAACAACCACGATCTTCCCGAGCATGTGGGTGGCCGCTTCGGTGATGGCAAAATGAATATTCACTTTGTGTGGGAAATACAATGTCCCCTTACTGTTTCCATTGGTGTAGGTAATTGCGTATTCATCTCTAAGTCGATTAACGAAAATCGTGCCGCGATTACCCTGAATGTGATACTGATTCACATGTCGATTATCTGTCTTGTATCGACTAACGAGACGTGTCTTATATCTCAGCGTGTCGCTATACACTCTCACGCGAAAATCATCACCAACACGGCGAACAGTGCCACCCACAACAACCAACCCCCAATCCTAGGCACAGCCTTCGCCGCAATCATACCCCCAGCGACACCGACAGCAATCCCGCCCGCACTAAGGCGCTTGCCATGAGCCCGCATGTCAGCAGGAGAGTAGTCCGCATGAGAACCAATAGCATTCTGTCGCTCATATTCATCCGCCCCCATTTCCTTGTCCATCCAAATCCATTCGCCATTAATGCATTCCCACATCGTTCTCACTCCTCAAGCCAATTATCGATCATTTGCAGTGCCTTGATGATGCTTCCAACGGTTACTGTCAAAATAGTGAAGTCCCATTGAAAGGTGACCTTGTCGCCATTGGGATCGTTGTCGAGGACATTAACTCGTGTTCCATGGACATTAAATGCTACCCAATCATCTGAATGATTTACGTAATAGTCCGTCCATCCTCCAATCACCATGCGCAACTTCATATTCTTGCAAGGGTTGGTGGTCTGTGTGGTGTAGAAGCGTGGGTGCTTGCTCAAACCGTATGAAGCGTTGTGTGCAACCTTGTCGAGGGTTTCCATTGTTCGGGTCCTTTCTGTTCCGTTCATGTATTAATAGTGCGCCAACGTTATCTGAAAGTCAAGTTAACCCCACGTGAACCGCGCCACACAACCCATAAGCACGCCCATTGT